ATTTTCCATCTCTTCTAACTACATCTATGTCACCTTTATATGATTCAGAGAAATCTATCTGTAACATATTGTTTGGTATCTCGTACTGCTTATTATTATCTGTAGTTATTTCATATTCAAATTCTTGGTTGAAAGTCCAACCTTCTCCTTGTACTTCTTTTGATACCTCTAACAACGTATCGTATGCAATCGCAACGTCTGGGTTGGTTTGATCAAGTGTTGTTACAGGAGCCTGACCTACTGATGCAAGTATTTGATTAACAGCAGGTAATTCTTTTGTAGCATTAGTGGTAGGTATAGGCATAATAATTTTTATGAATAAAAAAAAGGGAGCCGAAGCTCCCCATGTTTATCTGGATACTGTTGGAGTATCGCATTCTACGCCTGTATAAGCGAAGCGTAGGTTTTTAGTTTCAGACTTTACATCTGATCTTGAGAAACTACCACCTTCAGTCTGTGCTACAGAAGCACGTAAGGCTGTGGTAGTAGAGGTTGCACCAGAAACACCATTGTTTCCAGCGGCTGTTGCAGCATTAGCCATAATTAAAATTTATATTAAGCTTCCCCTCTAGCAGATAGACCATCCGATTGGACTTGTCTACCATATTCTAAAGGTGTTAACGCATTAGTTGTAGTAGAACCTACTCCACCACTAATACCATTAGAAGCGGAGATAGTTCTAGTCTTTGAAACTCCCGGTGTAACTGACATAGTTTACCTCAAGCAGTTTGAATTTCAATAGCAGCAGCAGGGTTAAGTGTGCCAACGCCCATAGCTAGACGACCTACGATTAGATCACCTTGGTACATTGTTTTAACATCGTGACCACTTGTTTGTACTTGTGGACCGATTGCTTCTACTACACCAGCTGCGTCTTTCTGATAGATAAGACCAGCGTGCTGTGAGAAGTCACCGTTGTATGCATTGTTCTCACCAGCTTGTGAATTAACTGTACCAGCTTTGAAAGGTAGGTTGTTAGAACGCTTGATGTCGATACCTGCAATAGATACAAGTCCTTCACCAGAGTTTAAGTTACCTTGTGAGTTACCATAGTCACGGTTCAAGATGTTTGAATCAACTTGAGAGACTAGTGCATAGTACTGTCTTGGAGATAGTACAGCTGTTCTACCAGACTTAGGTAGATTTTTTTCATCAAGGATTGATGCTGCTTCAAAGAAGGCATCAACTAAACGCTGAGCATCATACTCATTGTTAGCTCCTATCTTGATGATAGAACCACCGGGTTCTGGACCGGGTGATGCTGTTATAGGATGTGCTTCACGAGCTGCTAGTGCAACTGTACGGAAGACTTTCTTGTCATAAGCTTCAGCTAGAGCGTGACCAATCTTCTTGGAAATCTCTGACCTAAGTGAGTAATGAGCAAGTGTTTCGTCTAAATCATATACGAATGCAGAGCTGATTAGAAGGTCATCACAGACGATGGTCTTCTCAGCTACTGGAGGATCACCAGATCCGAGGATTGGTTCTCCGGGTGTGTGGTATGCAGCTTGCATACGACCTGTAAAGATGAACTGTAGTGACTTACCGTTCTTTAGTTGACGGTTCTGTACAGTACCCTTTGCAATTGTTGCTGACTCATAGGCTTTAAATAGTTCACCTGAGAACAGCTTAAGATATGTAGCATACTTAGTATCATAACTAACGCCTAAACCTAATGGGGTTTGGCTGGTATTATTAATACTACCTATACTGGTTGCTAAAGTATTAGCCATTTCAATAGAGAGTGTGTATTGTTTACGGACTCTCGAACGTTCAAGATATTATTCAGTTGTAGGTTGTGGTCTTTTCCCACCGTCGACGGCTGAGGGTATCCAAATGTTTTCTCCGTAGATATTCATTCGGGCCAGAGCCAAGAGAAGAGAGGTCCGTCTCTGAGGTGCCTCTCTTCTAGTTCACTTAGAACTTCATATACTCAATATATGAGCCAGCCTTTAGAACAAGGTCAGCTGCATTGTTTGTGTTTTGTGCAATCTGAATAGCTAGATCACCAGCTGTAGCACCGTTCACTACACTACCATCGATAGCATATAGAACTGTACCATCAGAAGAACCTGTTAGAGTTGCTTCTGCTACACCAGTTGCTGTAGTTTCAAATGCTGTTGTTAAAGCATCTGTTCCACCAGCTGCAGGTAGTGCAGAGATGTGTGACACACCACGGAATGCAGAAGCACCGCTAGGTGTTGTAATCTTATACTTAAGATCGCAATCAGCATCAATAACAAAGTCAAGCCAAACTCTAAATACTAAGCGTTCGTACTTACCTAAAGAAACACTCAAAGGTGTTCTATAAGTAGCACCGTTAGAACCACCACTAGGAAGGTTACCACCAGTATCAGCTGAGTCAATTATGTAGTCATTAGCAACTACTTTACCAGAGAAGAATTCACCGGGAGAATATACAACTGTACCAGCTGCAGTATTTTGATTAAAAGGCATTGTGTTAAATGTTTATAGAATTAATGTGTGGGACAGTTCCGCTGCCCCAACCGTGGATGTTTAGAAGCTAAACTTAGCTCCAAGCTTTGTGCCATATGTGTTATCAGTATCTTCGTTAAATAAGTTAGCGAATGATACCTCACCATATACACCTAGCTTCTCAGTAGCAGCTACAGAACCGCCGACCTTACCAGTAGTTACTGATTCAGAATCGGAACCATCAACAGCATTGATAGTTCTACCGCCTTGGACGTAGTAAGCAAGCTTACCAGCATCCCCTTCAAACCCTAAGTGAAGATCAGTAGATCTTGACTCATAGTTAGAGGCTGTATAGTTAGCGTTGGTCTCTACATTTACATAAGGACCAGCCATTGCAGGTGTAGAAACAAGGGTGGTTGCTAGGACAAGTGCAAGTTTTTTCATTTAATTTTTGTAAGATTTGTAATAAGTGATGCCACGATATTTAAGTTTCTCGGCTCTTTCTAAAATCTTCTGCTCTTTAACACGAGCTTGTAGTTCTAGTTGAGTCATAGTAAAAACCTCAATACCTAAGCCCCGTTCCATGCTTAGGTTTCATGCGTCCCGAAGGATGAACGGACGTGACATTAAGCGATAGGTGTGACCTCTTTAGCCGCTAGATCAAGCGGGAAATTATGTGCGTTGCGTTCGTGCATTACCTCCATGCCTAAGTCAGCACGGTTGAGAACGTCTGCCCAAGTGGGGACTGTTCTTCCAGCTGCATCGACGACGGATTGGTTGAAGTTAAACCCGTTGAGATTAAAAGCCATAGTGGAGATTCCCATAGAGGTAAGCCATATGCAAACGACGGGCCAAGTAGCAAGGAAAAAATGTAAGCTGCGGCTATTATTAAAAGAGGCATACTGAAAGATAAGTCTCCCAAAATACCCATGAGCTGCAACAATATTATACGTCTCTTCCTCTTGACCGAATTTGTATCCATAATTCTGAGACTCTAAGCCAGTCGTCTCACGAATAAGCGAAGATGTAACAAGACTTCCATGCATAGCAGCGAATAAAGCTCCACCGAATACCCCTGCAACGCCGAGCATATGGAACGGATGCATAAGGATATTGTGCTCTGCCTGAAAGACAAACATAAAATTGAAAGTCCCTGAAATACCAAGAGGCATACCATCACTAAAACTCCCCTGACCAAATGGGTACACAAGGAAGACTGCGAAGGATGCAGCAACAGGAGCGGAATAAGCTACACATATCCATGGCCTCATTCCGAGCCGATAACTAAGTTCCCATTGTCGTCCCAAGTAAGCTGAGATACCGATGAGAAAGTGGAACACAATGAGTTGATATGGTCCTCCGTTATACAACCACTCGTCGAGGGTTGCAGCTTCCCAGATTGGGTAGAAGTGAAGACCGATTGCGTTTGAGCTGGGTACGATTGCCCCAGAGATGATGTTGTTTCCATAGAGTAGAGAGCCTGATACAGGTTCACGTATACCATCTATGTCAACAGGTGGTGCAGCTATGAAAGCTATGATAAATGCTGTTGCAGCGGTTAATAGTGCAGGGATCATAAGCACACCAAACCATCCCACGTAGAGACGGTTGTTTGTGCTTGTAGTCCAGTCACAGAAACGCTGCCAGTTGTCAAATGGTTTTGTTAGTGTGGCTGTAGTCATTTATAAAAGGGTTTAAAATATACCGGGAATGATTTGCCCAGTAAAAAGATAGGAGGCAACTAATATCCAAAAGGCGACCATGGCAAATCTGCCATTAGCTCGTTGCCAAACAGCTAAGTTGGTCATTAAAATACACCGGGGATAATTTGACCCGTTGTGACATAGGCTCCAAGAGCTGCGATAAATCCAATCATGGCTAGTTGCCCGTTGGTTCTTTCTGCTTGCTCAAGGATGAAGTCTGATTCGTTTTCGTTCATTAATCTAGGTGGGGTTTCGTTTGCGAAAATGTTTTGTTTACCGTATTCGGTGATTGTTGTCATTACATTAATAGCAGGTAGATCAATGGCGATGATGAAGGTTCAGGTCGCCACGACTATCTTTAAGATGCTACTTGTTCACTAGCGACATCGCTATCGTCAGCTGTGTGACCAGCTATTGTATTACATTGAGAGACTTGATCTGATTTAGATGCATTCTCATTGTAAGGTATGAACCAACGATCTCCTGTAGCATTAACTACATACTTGACTTGGAAATCATTTGCTCTTTGATCAGGGTTGTAAGCCATTCCCATAATTAATATCCTTTAGATTTTATTTTCATTGAGGGTGATTTCTTAACAGCTTTCTTAGCTGCTGCTTTCCCTGCTTTAGTGTAGGGATATTTCTTACCATTAACTGTTGGCATGATTAGAATTTTAAATTAGATCTTTCAAGTTTATCGTAAATATCCTGACGATAAGCAGGGTCATTGTCATAACGAGGATCACTCATTGCTCTGACTACTTCAGCTTGGCTACGGAATTCATCTCCCTGAGCCTTAGCTGGTTTACCTGTAAGCATCTTTCCTTCTACGCCTACTCCATCATTGTACCTTGATGCTAATGCTTGTACTGCAAAGTAAGCAGCGTCTGGGTCTCCAGACTCCATGACCTTATCGTAGCGAGAGATCTCTGCTTCATCAAAGTTTTGTGATGCCCATTGAAGCATAGTATTATACTTCTGTTCACCACCAACAGACTTCTGTAGATCTGTTGCTTGTTCTTGTGTCAACTCTTGTGGTTCTGAGTCAACACCTGAACGATAGTTTAAATACAACTGAGCTACGTCAGCTGGTTTCATATCGTTCAGTTTATCTAGGATCTCATCAGAGTACTTTTCATTCTTTGATTCTTCCCAGAGTTTATCTAAGAACTCATAGTCAGGTTCCTCTTCTTTAGGCTCCTCTTCCTTAGTCTCTTCAGCCTTAGGTTCTTCCTTAGGTTCTTCTTCTTTCGGTTGACCTAACTTACCTTGTAGTTCTATATATGCTTTCTCTAATTCTTCAGCATCTTTATACTTACCAGCAAGTAAAGTGTTCTGTTGTTCTTCAAGAGCTTCACCTACTTTAAGTGACTCCTGTTCTTCAGCAGTTAATTCTCCTTCCGCTTGCTCGTTAGCATCATACGTTAGTGTTGCCATTCTGGGTGATTACTGTAAGGTTTCCTAATCCAACTGTGGTGACCTCGTTAGTACCGGGTGCTTTGATAGTTGGTCGACCGACTTTCATTTTCGGTGCATATTTGTTTTCTGTTTTAGCCTCTTCAGGTGGCTTAACAACTTTACGTTTAGCCTTCCGTGGGCGGGACGGGTTGACCTTCTCCAACTGGTTGTCCTCCTAGTGCTGGGTTTTTACTTGGGTCCATCATTGGTGATCCTATTGCAGCTTGCTGTAGATCAGCTTGCTGTTGCTGTTGTACAGCAGCTTGTTGTTCACCTTGTACCTCTTGCATACTTCTTACAAGGTTAAGTATATCTATACCTTGTGCAGCTGCAAGACGTTTGATAACTTCCTCAGGATTTATGTATTGCTGAGTAGCCTCTGGTCCCATTGTTTGTGAGATAGTTGTAAGGAATTGACCAAGACTCTCACGGTCTTGTCCTCTGCCTAGTGCATTAACACCTGCGACAATAGTAGGATTAACAATACCCTTAGGTATCTTAGGTATCTCACCAGTCTTTTGGAATACACTGAGCTTTCTATTTAGATATGGTACTAAGAACTCAGTAGTAAGTACACTAAATAGTCCACCTAGCTGTTGCTCTAGTTCCATTTGTGTCATCCGAACTTCCTCTGCTGTAGTACGTTCTGATTGACGTACTGATAGTATAAGGAATGCTTCAGACAATCTCTTCTCTAAGGTTTGTATCATCTGATATGCCGTAGCAAAGTCAGCCTGTTTACCTACCTGTACTACACCTATGTCATCTGGTCTACCTTGTACGATAGCACCGTTACCTGCAGCTGCGAGAGTCTGAGGTTTAGTTGTACTTGAAGGGGAGACAACAAACACTACCTTAGCAGCGGCTGCACTTCCTTCAGTGATTGCTTGTGACAGAGCTTCAAGTGACTTAAGGTCACCCATGAATTCTTCTACTCTACCACGTCCATAAGGTTCACCATCTACTGTGTTAAATCGTAGAGGTAACCATGGTGTTGTTTCAACTGGTGCTTTACTTACTGACTTAGGTATAATTTTATCATTAACTTCTTGATGCCAGAGGAATCTATTGTTATCTCTGGTGACATGTGTGTAAACATCAACGTCATCGTTATCTTCTGCTACCTGTTCAGGCTGCTGAGATAATTCATCTGCAAAATCTGGTAATAATTTTTTGCTAATTTTTTCTTTGGTGACAATTTCAATTACATTGCCGTTCCCATCACGCTCTATAACATAACGATGTAGAGGAAATAGTTTTAAACCATCCTTACCCATGAAGATGAGTGCATTACCTGCTACAACCAAATGCTTAAGAGCTTGGTGTATAACAACACGATCGTCTGATGCTGCAATAGATTCCATGATGGTTTTCTCTACCTTAGCAAAGGATAAATCTAATTCAGTTTTGATTTGAGGATCAATCTGTCCTAGCATTGCATCGTTAACTTGAAGCTTAAAGAAGCTAGTGTTAACTGGTACTAATGCTAGTTGAAGTTTAGCTGCTAAGGTTACTACACCTTTAGCACCAACTGATTGCCATGGAGTGCTTAAGTTTTTAGCACCACGCATGAACTCCTCTTCGCCACGAATTATATATGGGATGGTTAGTTTCGCTGCCTCTTCCGCTATGTTTAGAAACTGAGAACGTTCTGATGCTAAACTGTCATATCTTGTTTTAGCTGACATTATATATTAAGGGATTTAAGTTGTTGTTCTCTGCCTAATTGTTTAGTACCTCTAATGGTACCCATTCTAGATGCCTTTGATCTCTTCATCCGTACACCTTTAGCACTTGTGCCTGTGAACCTCTGACCTGCTTGACCTTGAGCTGACCTTATATCAGGTGCAGCTGCTGTTACAGCTTGATCGAATTGTGTCTTAGCAGCACCGTAACCACTGGTGTCTTGTACATCTGAACTTACGTTAGGCATGTAGTTTATATCTTTTCTATCTACTGGTAGTGGTGTAGGCATACCGGGTTTAGTAGGTATGTCTGGTCTCCAACCGTCTTGACCTGTACCACCTCCTCCTGTACCTCCTCCGGGTAGGTTTGGCTTCCATAAAGATGACTTCTCCTTCCATTCTGGTAGATTTTTTGGTAATAATAATGCTTCAAGCTCACCTTTAGTTACAGTACCACCAAATGGATCTGCCCATGGGACATACTTTTTAGTGTCATCTTCACGTGTTACAGCACCCCAAAGTTTAGGGTGAACATCATCAAATACCTTTTGACCATAAGCATTAGTAGACCCAAAGTCTCTTTGGAAGGTACCACTAGCTTGGGCAGCACTTAGATCATCTGAATCAACACCTGAATGTTCATCCATATATCCTTTTACTTCAGCCTTAGTACCAAATCTACCCATACCAGTTGGATTATTAGTTATCTCATCGCCTTCAACAACACCGTTGCCATCAAGATCAACACCTCTAAAGTCATCAGCATCACCTTGATTCAAAGAGTCCATGGTTAAACCACGGTAACCAATGTGGGTATTAGTGAACAATGCATTTTCATAGTTATCACTTTTGTTACCTACACCAGCTATACGTTCTCCAGTAGTAGGATCAATTGCATCTTTACCCATGTGGTCCATGTATCTTTGTACATCAGCGTTGTTTGCAGCAGTAAAGAATGGAGTTTTAGCTCTATCCTCTTCTCTAGATACTTGACCCATTATATTTCTAAGGTCATCACGTACCATAGTCTCACCTTGTACTGAATATGTAGATGTCAGTCTTTCTTCCGGTGATACTATACCATCACCGTCTTGGTCTTCACCTCTATAGGTAACAGCATTTAAGAAGTTAGCCTTAGCTTGACCAGCTTCAGCATTGTTTAACCAGTAATCTATGTGCTCATTAGTATCTTCATCTCTACCATATTGTTCATGATATGCATCTCTAAGTTGAGCTTCATCTGATGCAGCAAACGATGCAGCAATCTCTTCGATTGACATTTGTATACCATCAGCACTTGTACCAGCTAATCTATCCTCCCAGTATTTTAAACCTTCAGAATCTATTTCACCAACTGTATCACCAAAACCTTGGGTATATAAATCTTGTATGGTTGTAGTATCAGAGACATTATCAAAGAAACTTTTACCTCGCATGGCATCACCACCTTCAGAAGCATCAGCCCCCCAAAGGTCATCACGATCATGTGCAGATGTTACAGCAGCAGCAGCTCCTTTAAATGCACCTTCGGTGTCACCACCTTTAGCCTGATTTATAAGAGCTTTATAATCATCAGACGCTTTTGCTTGTTCTGCAGTAATACCTTTCTGTTCAAACAAACCTAGAATGTTATTTGTTACAGCATCTAAAGCTTTGTTATAATCAGCAGTACCTTTAGTTAAAGTAGATAGATCTACAAAACTACCTTGTCCTGTATTACCCATGGCATAACCTTCATACCATGTTGATGCTCTTTGATCATGCCAATTATATGGTTTACCAGTAGCTGTATTTTTTGCACCAGTAAAGGTTTCATAACTACTTGTCATTTCACATCTCCTTTAAGTTTCCATCCAGCATCTACATTAGCTGGTCTTTCAGGTGTAACTTTTCTTATACTTAAGCTGGTAGGCTTAGGAATATCAGGTGGTTTCTCCATAAGACTAGCTGTTATCTGTTCTTCAGCTCCAAACGTAGGACTGTAGAAGATACCTTCGTCAACGTTTTGATCTAGTTTGTTACCAACAATAGTCATACGTGTTGGTTCAGGTGCTTGCTTATGCTTAAAGGTATCTCTAACTTCACCTGTTAATGGGTTGAGTTTGGTACGTTCTCCAGTTTCAGGGTCAAACTTATTCCAAGGTTGGTACTTTCTGATCTGAACTTGTTGGTTGTGTAAGAAACCTCTAGTATTTTTACCTTCAGGGTATCTTACATTGTGTATTCTAGCTCTTTGAATTTGAAGTGCTTTTTCTTTTTGCCATTCAGCTTCAGCCCATGCACCATCCTTACCAAGATCTTGTGCTTTTTTATAGGCTTCATTAACCCAGCTCTGTATCTCTTTAGATGCAGCTCGTACTTGAGTGGCATTATCAAAGTCTGCACCTTCACCCATGAACATCATGTAATCTTTTTCTAACAACTCATCAATCGTAGCACGATAAAGTTCATCATTAGTATAGTTCTTCCAGTCCATAGGATACTGACGTTCAATAACAGTAGTCCACTTCTGACCTGATTCATCTTCCCTTTCACCTACAACAGTATGTCTAACTTTATCTTTGTATTTATATGGGTGTTGGATATCAGATATACTACCTTTAAGTTCTACATGTTTAGCATCACCACCTGATAAATTATGGAAAGCTGTTTGTGCATCCCATGTATTATTATAAGTGATACCACGTTCAATATCTATACCCCAAGCTTCATCTTCTAAAGCCAGTTGACCACCTTGATCATACCAAGAATCATATGCTTGTAGAGTTTCAAGTCTTTGAGACTCTGACATCTGACCCCAAGCATCAGTACGGAAAGCGTAAGCACCTTCATGTCTCCAGTCTAAGCCACGTTCAGTAAGATCAAGTCTTAAAGCTGCTCTATCTTGTTGCCAATCAATGGCTTCTCCGTCGGGAACCCATCTTCCTTTAGTATCATAACCCATCTGTTCTTACCTCTTCCATTCGATGGACAATCCACTCAACCACAGAGCGTTGTCCAGATCTGTACATAATTTTTTGCATTGAATCCTCTGGGTTAGGTGTGATTGGTGGAAAGTTCTCCTCTAATTCTTCGAGGATGTAATTAATGTTGGGACCAGTGATGGCCTCAAGCATATTGTGGGAGGTTGACATTGTTGTGTTCAAAAAAGGCTGGCATTCTGGATGCTTTTGTGGCAGAAAGTTCTGGAGCCTTGCCTTCATACATTAAGCGGTCGCTTGTATCTAGCCAGAATTTTTTGTCCAAATATTTGTCGGTAGTATTTATACCTAGTGGTTCGAGTACCCAGTTAATGGTGGCCTTCCTAAGTTTATCCAAAGATTGACTAGGAGAAAAGCCCAACTCGTGGCATACAAGGCTATTAGCGGCCACGTGTATTTGTTCGTCTCTGGAAATATCAGCTGATACCGTTCTGAGACCAGCATCACCAGAAAAGCGAAAGAAAGGCAATAAAACAAAGAATATAGCACGTTCAGCTACTAATGCTTTACAAATGGTGTGATCGGGGTGAGCTTCCCAAGCTGCACGCAGCCTGAGAGCTTCTGCTTCTGATTTAGGATCTACCCCAATAGCTTCCGCTATATATCCTAATGCAAGGTCGTGTCTCTCTTCATCTTTTACGTTTGATCTAAGTAAATCCCTTGAGAGTGTAGGTACTTCAGTAAGTGCGTCCTCAATAAATTCACCGACTGGTAGCTCCAAATGACGTAAAGCGAGAGCACGGTAGATGGTTTCTTCTGCTCCATGTTTTAGTTCTCCAGCAGTAGTTTTTACTGGTGACCATGTTCTTTTACGGTCTAGTAGTTTTTGATATGGATGTTTCCTCATTATTCTTGACAATCGCATGTTGGCATTGGTTCATTCAACAGCTCTTGCAAGTAATTATCAACGTCTTCTTTGTCCAGTGCAGCGTATGCATCTGTCTTATCCTGTACGTCTCCCATTACCTGAAGGCTGTAATATAAGGAGGTCTGGGGTGAATCCAACCACTCTTCGACGAACGCATTGTCGTATTCTACAACATCACTCCAAGAGTTAAAGCTGTAGCCATGAAGAAGTCCTGTACTTTGGTAGAGCTTGAGGAATTCGTCAGCTACCTTTTTATAGGTATCCCAACCAACCTCTGAGGCGATCTCTACATCACCGTATTCATATGTTTGTACTCCAAATGTAGCACTATCTCTATCAACAGTACGACTAATCGGAGGAGCTATTTCTGGTGTGCAAGTGTATCCGTCCAGATCCTTGCTGCGATAACTGCAACTTGCAGTAGGTGCTATAGCGAACGCACGCACCATTTTATGAG